ATGAAAAGTGAAAACGAAATATTCGCGTTGGTTGACGTGAATAATTGCTATGTCTCATGTGAGCGTGTATTTAATCCATCTCTTAATGATCGTCCAGTTATCGTGCTCAGTAATAACGACGGCTGCGCAGTGGCCAGAAGTCAGGAATCTAAAGATTTAGGCATAAGAATGGGTGTGCCATTCTTTCAAATTAAAGAGTTGGTTCAGCAACACAATGTCCAGGTACTATCCAGCAATTATGCCCTATATGGCGAAATGTCACGTAGGTTCATGTTGCTACTCGGCCAATACGTCGCGCCAGATGAACAAGAAATTTATAGTATTGATGAATGCTTCCTGAAACTGACGGCATATGGCCAAAACTATAATTTGACTCAGTACGCTAAAGACATGCGTGAGAAAGCAATGCACTGGCTCGGTCTTCCCTGCTGTGTGGGAATTGGAAGATCTAAAACTGAGGCTAAAATTGCTAATCATCTTGCGAAGAAAAATAAGTATTTCGACGGCGTTTGTAATCTAGTTGAGATGGATCCTTGCTCTGCTGAATATATCCTAGCGAGCATCGATGTATCCGAAGTCTGGGGAGTTGGGCGTCAGAATTGCAAAAAGCTCAATACGATGGGCATCAATACAGTTTTAGATCTCATTAATGCGAATCCCAAAGAGATTAAGAAAAACTTTAGCGTCGTCATGGAAAAAACAGTCAGAGAACTTCAAGGCATTTCATGCATTGATCTTGAAAATGACGAGGTCGCCAAGAAGCAAATCATCAGCAGCCGGTCCTATGGCAGTCCAGTCTATCAGATCGATGATATCAAGTCTTCAGTAAGGCTTTATGTAGCACGTGCAGTGAAGCGTATGCGTGAAGATGAATCTCTATGCAAAATGATTGGCGTGTTTATACAAACCGGGCGTTTTGACAAGACAGAGAGATATTCACCTTACATCGTGGTTCAAATGCATGAGCATACTGATGATTTGCTTTACATCACGAAAGCAGCCATGAAAGGTATCGATCAGATCTATAAGAGAGGTTTCAAATATAAGAAAGCCGGGATTGTACTCTTAGAGATCATCGACAAGTCAAAGTTTGTGCCTGATATGTTCACTGATCACACACAACGCTCTGAGCGAGAGAACTTATCGAATGCCATTGAAGCGATCAGTGAACGTTTTGGAAAAAACTTGGTCACAGTCGGTATCGCAAATAATCAAAAAGCCGATTGGCACATGAATCAAAATTTAAGATCACCATTGTATTTAACAAGATGGTCGGATCTCTTTCGAGTAGGATAAAACAATGCACTTATTTAAACTGACAGATGAGCAATTGGCACAACTACTTATCCCTAAGCGTTTTGTCCCACCCACTCCCCCAGAGTTGATGGGTAAGAAAATGGAATATGTATTTGATAGTGATGATAAATTTGAGTTGACTTATGATGAGCTTGTCGAGATTATCAGCAAAGCCAGATTGGCGGGGCCCAAGTTGATACCGGTGTTGGGGACTGTGGGGGATTAGCTCTATAGTTATAATAATTTCAATTAGAATTTAGTGAGATATAAATGAGCAATGAATTTAATAAACATGGTCTCTCAAGAAATATACCATCAGACATAAAGGCTAAAATAAGACAAAATGATGGTTATGGCTGTGTAAAATGTGGAAATATTTTTATACAGTATGAGCATATTGAACCTTTATTTTGTGATGCTAAGATTCATGATCCAGATAAGATAACTTTGTTATGTGCTGGTTGTCATAATGAATCTACAGGAAAAAGACTCCCAAAAAGAATCATAAATTTACTTAAAAATGATCCATACTGTAAGAGATCTGGTTTCACAAAAAGTAGTAAGTTTTATCCAAATCCAGAGCAAATGATAATAAAAATTGGTAATTCAACTTTTTCAAATACCGATATTGCAATCACAGTTCATGGGAAACCGATTATTTGGGTTACAAAAGATTATTCTGATCCATACTCACCATTACTATATAATGCAATCTTTATGGATTCAAATGGTAAAAAAATTGGCTACCTAAATAATAATGAGTTTATTGGAATAGTAGGAAGTTGTGACTTTCAAGCTATTTCCAATAGAATTGAAGTTCGATCAAAAAAAGGGGAAATAAATTTAATTTTAGAAATTGAGGGCGATGGTTTCGTAAATATTAAAAGACTTTTTTTTAAATATAATAATAATACAATCAAATTAAGTAAAGATGGTGATATTCAAATTGGTGAAAATCAAACTATTGGAAGAATTAATACTAATAACTGTTTTAGTCCTTTAGGTTTTATGAATTCACCGAGTATAAGAAATTCACTTAATGTTCTGAGTGCTTCTATTTTATTTACAAGAGCAATGAAATTTTCTGATATTTTTGGTAATTATCGTGGCTATATATATGATTCAAAGGTATTCGATCTCACGTTTAATTGTGTAGGTCTAGTAAAGCAAAATGAAATCTATAATTTATTTGATGAGTATATAGGAAATATTTTCAAAAATAATAACTCTTATACTCATATTGTTATGGAAAAGTTTGAATATCCAGATCAAGAACCTATCTGGATATCACCAAGAAATAAGAAAATTTTTTTCTTTCAACAGCAAATTTTAATTGATACTAGTTATAGACTTTTTGATCTTAGAAAGCTTAATTAAAAATTTCTAGGGCCATGCTTTTATCAATCGCTCTGCATCAGCCGTGTGCTCATCAGCTTTTTGTGCCATAAATCGATATTCTGTGATGCAGCTTTCGAGTACGTCACCTGAGGAATCGGCGTATTCAATGATGGTTTCTCGGGAAGCCGAGGACATACGTTGCTTTGCGCTGGCAAGTTGCTTTGACAAGCTGTCAGCACTGGAACGAGCAGAATCAGCATCAGATTGTATTTGTTTAACTTTAGCATTGTAGTTTTGCTCCGCTTGAGTGATTTGCTCTGCCCAGACTTTTTCTTGTTGAGCAGCTTGAACTTTGGCTTTTTCAGCAGCAAGTTTCTGTTGAGTGATGTAGTCAGCGTGTTGCTGCTTAAGGTTTTTAATTTGACCGGCTTGATTGTTCACTTGGCATGATTGAAATAAGCAGCAAATCAACAAAATGATGATTAATGTCCAACGCTTATTTTCCAAAATCCATTTCACGCAGACGTAAAAAAAGCGCTTAATCGCGCTCAGTATTGATAACCAGGTCATAAATTAGTTCCCATACATTTGCTGTGTCTTTCCAGTTGTCGCGTCCACACACCAGCACACCGTTTATTACCTGGTGTGCTGCAATCAAAACCACCTGAATATTTATATTTGAGCAATGCATCACAAGCAGCTTTGTATTTTCCCATTTTCAAGTTTTTCAGCATTGACGAACTGGACCAATTACCAATACCGAATTGATAAACAAAATCAGTGTAGGCATCGTATTCGTGCTGATAGATCGGAACATTTAAAATCGTTTTGTTAAAGCGCTGCGCTTCTTTATCCATATGCTTTCGTAAAAAGATCATTCCCTGCTCTCGTGTAACCGCTGGATCTGTCATTTTTACTTTAGTACCATCTGGATAGACCGTGGTACCAAACGCAATCGTTGGAACGTCATTCTTTGTTGGAATGATGGGCGATGGCGTAAAGCCTTCTTGTTGAGCTGTTGATTGCAACTGTGTTTCACTAGGACCATAAATAAAAACGCCGCTGGTTATGGCAGCGGCGATTGTTGAACCTATTACAAATAATCTAGTCTTGTTTGACACGACATTCCCCTCTCAAATTTGCCATACGCTGTTTATGCTCGATCTCGCGCAACTCAGCATCTCTTTTTTCACGTTTATTTTTGGCAATCGCAAAGTAAAGCTGAATAAGCAAGCCGAGTGCTGCAATAGCTAAACCACCCCACGCGATTACATCTACATTTGCTACAAATCCCAAAAATGAAGCACTCCCGCTGGTAACTGTGACTTTGCTTGTAAGCGTTGCTGCACTTGCTTCAATTACTGATTGTTCTGACATGCCAACCTCCAGATCGTGGCAATAAAAAAGCACCCGTTTGGGTGCCATGTTTTAGTTAAAATTAAGCCTCTAAAGTCGCCTGTGTCACTCTCGCCGAGTAGTTCCACGATGTTGGCTTCCAGACATCACGCGCCGCAACCCTAATGTAATAGGTCGTGGTCGAATCCAGATTTCCAATTGTGCAGGCATTCTCAGTACCGGTCCAATTCGCGGCCAGCGTTTCCGGATCAAAGCTGGCATTTTTACTGATCCACACTTGGTAATCTTTCAGATCCGGAACTTCACTTGGTATCCACGTTACCGTGATTGAGTTTGATGTAGCCGATGTATAGACGTTTGCCAAGATCGATGGCACTGGATTGCTGATATTCAGGTCCGTAAATGTGCTGGTACCATTTTCTGATTTGCTCGCAACACGGATTGTATAGTTACGCTGCAGTCCATCCACTTTAGCCTCTTCCATCGAATAGGTGTACTCAGCACTGGTCGTTTCAATCGTTCTAAGCAGTGTGCTTCCAGACAAGACCTGCACAATATACCCCTGTGCACCAGCAGCAAACTGCCATTGCGCTTTAAATGACGTTCCAACAAATGGCGACTGTAGCGATAAGCCCCTAACACCTGAAGGACGTCCACCGTTTAGCGTGTGGCTGTAAGCTGTGACTTCATCTAAAGTTTGTTCTTTCTGCTGCAGGCCGTTGAAGCTTGTGAATTTCAAATAGATGGTTTTATCAATCAGATTCGAATTGAATTCATGCTGAAAGATGGCTTTATCTATTCGCACAAAGGATTCACCGGCATTATGCGCCAAAGCATCATCAAACCGTCCACGTAACACACCACCAAGCGTATAAAGCCCTGAACCATTCAGTGTGGCATCAACATAGCTGACATATTCATCACCGACTCTGCAGAGCGTTGTATTCACCTGAGCATCTTCAGACGTTCCACTAAAAATCTGACTAGATGTGTTTAGCTGGACTTGCATTGCAGTTGCACTGGAATTAATTGCAGTAACCAACTGGCCATAGCGTGCAGATCCGTAAATCGTACCGATCATTTCATATGTTGTATTGTCCAGACTTGCCCAGACATTACAGCCGCCCCAGTTACTTCCGCCTGATGCTGCTACCCATACCTGATTTTTACCATCGGTTAGATCGAGCGGCGGTTCAAAGATTACCGGCGCATTAACATTACCTGGTTCCTCGTTACCTCCCTGATAGCCATTTGACGCTTGCAAGTCGTATTCAACTGCTGAGCGTGAACCTAAGGCCAGTTCTTCTGCAGTCACTGTGAGCAATCCGTCCTGATCCTCCTCGATGCGCGTGATACGCACGGGAAATCGATCTAAACCCAAAGACTCATCTGTGAGCGTCACGATATCCATCGGCTCGAGTCGGCAGTACTTCCAGCCCAGATCAAACTCATACTCATTACGCACGTAAAGTTTGCGCTGCAGCAATAATTGCACAGCATGTCGGGCAATCTTCGGCTCACAGAAAAAGTCATACTTGACTGGATCCTGAGTACGTAGTCCAAACATTTCAATGTTTGCTTGGTCTTTCGCTTCGACCGTCTCGGTGTTGTACTGATTGAAGCGATTCACGTACTCAATCTGACAGTGATTAAATGCATCCGTATCACGGCTACGCTTTACACGAACGGGCTGATCATCACCAATGAAGTCATCATCTGTTAAATGATAGGCTGCTGTCAGATCCGGTGTAAACGTGACTCCATTTCCTGATACTGCAGTGTCACCATAGGACCGAATTTTTAAGCCGTCCGGGCTGGGTACGATTGCACAATTTACCGCCTCAACAACTTCATTAATGATTTCATGCGCGGCACGCTGTTCTGTCAGTGCAGGGCTGATAAATAAGCCGGTTGCTGTACAGTAACGTCGAAACTCTGAGAGATCTGCCATATTCAAATTAGGTGCAGCACCATAGCGCGGGTGATTAATTAGATCCTCAACAACATCGGCCGGATTGGCATCATGAATCGTATCTGAAAACGTAATATCGCTAATTACTTCAAAGTTATGATTCGATAATGATGCACTACCACCTAAGTCGTAATTTGCACACGCGATATAGCCCAAAAATGGGTAATGTACTGCCTGATCAGGGTGCATGGATGCCAGATAACCCCAGACCTGATTCTGGTCACCGTCGAAGAGTTCAAAACCGAGCTGGTCAATTGGCTTGAGCTGTACACCGCCTTCAGTTTTTGGAACAATCTGCTCCTTATCTCGCCAGATATTGCCAATGTCGCGTATTTTGGTTTCGCATAAACCCAGCATTAACGATGCACTGTATGTATACGTGGTATTACTGGTTTTAGTTTTACCGCCCTTACCTCCCGACTTGGTTGTCGTGGTATGCGCAGTCGATGAGAAATCGCCATACCAGAACATATTCGCAGCCAACCGGTTTTTGCCATAGACCAGTGGCTGGCACAGTCCGTATGCAGATTGCTGAACACGCATAGAGTTAATGCGATTGTCTGATGTGCTGATTGTTGTACTGCCAAAGATTCCACCCATTATTTCAGCCTCTTCATACGAAAAAACCCGGCGATTCGCCGGGCTAAACTTCCTTTGGTGCCATCTTGAAGAATGACTCCTAGATGGATATATGAATGAATGATTGTTGGCCATTCAACGACAATTGCGCCATGGCTGACACATTTGCCAATTTTATAAAGCACAATATCTCCTGGCTCTGGTGGACCTTCCACTTCAAAGCAGACACTCCGGATATGCTCAAGATATCGCTCACCCATCTGATGCATGTGCCAGTCTGGTGGATACGGACGCGGATCTAAATAATCCATGAGTCCAACTTTTTCATAGACCTCACAGATCAGGGTTCCGCAATCTACACCCACGCCTTTGACACGGCCTTGATGATGATAAGGTGTTCCGAGCCAAGTCAAGGCTTCTTGAACAGCGAGCTGGTTTTTCTGCATAGACTCACCTAAATTTTGGCAATAAAAAAACCGCTAAATGCGGCCTTTTATATCATCTTCGTTTCAGACAACGGCTCCGGCTTCGGGCGCTCAGCTTCATACTGCTCTTCTGAGATAAACTCGACATTGTGAATTGTCGAAAGTGTACTTGTTTCAGATAACTCAGCGATAGCGATAACAGCACCGCTGTCTTTATCAGTAACTTTGTAGAACTTTCCATCATTAATCGTATAGTTGCTCATTACGCTTGCCCTCCATCCGTAATTGTCCAACCCGCATCAATCAGATTACTGCGTGCATCAGCGCTTGCTTGTGAATACTTTTTGCCTTCAGTATATAAAACTCTTGCTGTTGTTCGCTGAGACCACTCGCTTGCTCGTGTTGTCCCAATATCGAGCCACAAGGCATTTAAAAACTTGTCATAGTTTTCTGTTGAAATACCTGATCCATTTAATAAACTACCGAAATCAGCATTAATATTGAATTTTGCACACCACTTTGAAAGATCTTGATTGAATGAAGTAGCACCATTCAAAAAGTTACTAAAACTCGCACCGCTGCGTACATTCCAGTTTGAAATATCCTGATTAAATGCTTTTGCCTGCCAAAACACAAAATCAAAACTCCAAACTTTCGCAACATTTAAGTTAAGCTGCTGATTGAAAGATATGTTCTCACTAAACAATCCAGATATATTCTGAAGATTTGGTGTATTCCAAGTTAAAGCTCTGTTATAGCTCATGTTTGCAAACATATAACTAATAGTTTCAGCTGAAATCATATTCCAATTAGATAGATCTTGATCAAATGAGGTCGCATCTTTAAACATCGAATAAAAATTTACTCCCTTCGATACGTCCAAATTTGAAAGTGGTTGGTTAAATTTCTTTGCACTTTGAAACATTGAATCAAAAAATGCTGAGTTACCTGTTTTTAGGTGATTTAAACTTTGGTTGAACTTTAATGCATTATTAAACATCCCTGAAAATGAAATGCCATTTTTTGTATTCCAGTTTGAGATTGATCTATTAAAGTTTGAGCAAGATGCAAACACGTAACTAAAATCTGCAACATTACTTGTGTCAATTGAGTTGACACGTTGATTAAATAGCGGTGAATCAAAGAACATCCCCGCAATTGAACTTGGTGTTTCAATATGTGCACCGAGTGAGTAATCAGGATACGCACCCGCGCCAATATTTCTGCCCTTGATGTTGCTTGGATTATTCCAGAGCAAATAACCATAATCTCGACCATCTTCCAATTTAAAGATGATCGTGTCTTGTTGACCTGAGATTGTGAGATCGACACTCGGAATTGTTGCACCTGCCGCAACACAGATTAAAGTGCCACCAACCGCTTTAAATGTCGTTGCATCATCTTTGCGAAATGTAAAAGTATCTTGTGTTTCAGAATCATAGTTTCTGACGATGCGTAATTGGCTTGCCCAGCCTTGAGGCGGGAAAACGTTGATCGATTGATCGACTGTATTTGTCGATTTAAACACTGTGCATGACATGATTGATTGCTCCTGCGCTTAAGCTGTGTAATTAAAATATGTGTCTAAAAATGCAATGCGCTTTTTTGTCCACGTCAGAATTTGTTCTAAGCTGGTGATATTTAAAGACGGACGCACGGGCCAACGCGCTAGCTCAAGATCGTAAACATCTCTTGAATACTTCAAAAATAGATCAGTCGATAAGTTATAGATGTTCTCAACTGAGATGATTTTCAGATCACGCAATTGTTTGTATCGTGCTTCAACATCTGTGTTATACGCGACTTTGACTTTGCGCCAGAACGAACCAGATCCCGTTTCAATTGTTTGTGTACCACTGGTGTTGTCATACACAGCACCACCTGTCCAATCAAGACCAAACACTGTGTCGAGATCGTATGGCATAAACATAAAGCGCTTGCCGTCGTAACTCATGAATTGGAAATTCTTTGCGCCATTGCCGCCAGCTCCGTCTGCATAGCGAACAAACTCAGCAAACAGCATAAAATCAATCGCGTTTTGCTTATCAAGATAGTCATTCGCTTGTGCTGTAAAGTTCGCATCGCTGAGCTGTGTAAATGCGTTCCAATTCGAAATCGCGTTAAATGTATCAACAGTTGGGCTGCTCGGCGCTTTCAGCTCATAAAGCGTTGGATTTGTGACTTCAAGATTTGTGATGTCATTCCATCCATCCATACCGATTAAGATTTCTTTGGGCTTGTTTTTTGCAATGTTGTAGTTAGCACGCTTTTTCGCAGTTCCGAACGAACCAATGCCGTAAAATTCATCATTGATATACAACAGGGCTGAATACAGACGTGGTACACCGTTTGCTCCGTTTTGCAATGCGTCTTTGCCTGTTTTGCCAATATACGGTTTTTCCGTTTCTAGGCGTGGATAACCGGATCTTGCTGCTACAATCTGTTCCCATAGTCGATAACACATTGCATTGCGAATGTTGGTGTGATCAATCCAGTTTGATTTGAATACAAGTTCATCGTGAGGCAGTAGATCACCAATCTTAACGTTTAGCGCTTTTGTTAAAGCTTGGTCTGAAAAGAATGCGATGTTCCAGTTTTTCTTTGCATAAGCAGCGCTTGATGAACCTTGCACTTCCATTTTTACAAAGCAACTGAAAGACTGGCCGTCAAAATGAAACTCGCCCTTACCTGAAATCACAGTACCTTTGGAATCAGGCAGATTTGGTAAATCAGTTAGATAGATCTGGATGAGTGATTCAGGTGCTTTCACTGCGACTTGCTTGAGTGCTGTCACAGCTTGCGCTTTGTTTTTAAACTTCTTCAGTTCATTGATTTCATTTAAAACATCGACACCGTTGAAGACCCAGTTGCTATATTTGTCGACGTAGCCGAGCAAGTTCTTTTCAGCATCTTCAAATCGAATCAGTTTTGAATCATCTGATTGCTTTGTCAGTTTTTTCAAATACTCAAGTGCATCAACAGCATTGTGAAGCCCATCGATCTGACCAGAGCGCAACATTCCAGATTTTGTTAAACGTAGGACAATATCCCCATTGTCATCGACAAACGTATATAAATCACTGGAATCATTTATCGCAAGCAGCTTTAACAGTACGCTGATATTGTTCAGATTCAGTTCATCGACAAACTTTTGCAGTTCTTTGATGTCTTCTTGATTTGTGAGCAATATTGAACGCTTCGTATCTTCATCATACGAGACAAGCTGGCACTTTTTATTCAGTGCAAGTACGATATTTCCTGCGTTGTCTTTCCACTCAAATAAGTTTTCAGAATTTGAACTTTCAAAAAAATTGCTTTCCTTGGCTGGTGTGAGGTTCGAACCATCCCAAACATAAAGCCCAGCATCGTCTCCTTGAGCAATACGAACAGTTGAGTTTGCTGGCACATTGGTTTTGTCTGCATCAAATAAGGCCATGGTTGCATAACTATAGTTGCCGCCTTGCGCCTCAATTAAATCAAGTGACATTTGGCGAATATGATTGAGCAAAACAGTTAATGCATTTTTAAACTGTGATTCGGTGATGGTGTTCCCGATAAAATCGTAATCGCTCGGTACAGTCATTGGGTTACCCTCAAGAACAAAAAACCCCGCGAATGCGAGGCTTAGAAAGTTAAATTTGATTAAACAGACGTTTCCGGAATTGGAATAAACGGCGCGCCGCGGAAACGGGAAAAGTTATTGAAGCGGTTCTGGCAGGTTTCCAGACGCTTGTCGCAACCCGGATACACCTTGATTCTTTGCCCCACCTCAGGATCTTCAAGTAGTGGCAAAGTCAGCAGGAGGACATCAAACTCATGCAAACGAATCGTGCGTTTAAGCCCTTTGTTTCCACCTTCTAAAAACTCAATCACCCCTTGTGTGAACCAGCCCTGCGGCTGGTGGATATCACATAGGATCCGCGATGCAGTACTGCCAGCAGAAATCGTAGTTTCAAGCACATAATTTTCACGATTCAAACCACAGGCGTGATCAAACAGTGTATTGCTGCAGCTTGGCTGGTATAGGTTACGCGGCATCTGCACGTTCAATTCATCCAGATCTGATGCGACACTGGCGTGAATCGTATTGCGATCGAACTCAGGTTCAATAATTCGGCCTTCAAACAACTTGATTGTTCCTGCACTGGTATCCGTTGGTGTGGATGCATCCATAAAAATACGTTCAAGCTTGAAACGTGCACCGTCCATCTGGCCATTATGAAAAGCCTGAACAATACGCAAACTTTCAAAAGTTTCTTCATCAGTAACGTCAATGGTTACAGACAGATTATCCACTTCCACACCCAATGATAATGTGATGCCATCCCGACTAATGATGGGTCCATCAGAATGATAAAGCTCACCCGCAACAATAAGATCAAAGTCATAATTGGTGTATCTATAGATATCATTCTGGATCGTCGTGATCGTATATAGATCCGCCATCACGAACTGATTGGCATCTAACAATGCAATAAGTTTTTCCGAGGCTGCTCTCATACTTTATTCCCCAGTGAGCCTACCATTTCGACTTTTCCAGCTTTCCAGAGTTTGCTCATAAAATTGGTGTACTGCTGTTCATCATCTGCAAAGCGGCAGCGATAATAATAGGTGCCGGTGATCGTGATAGATTCACCTGCGGCTAACGGAATAGGCATTTGCAGCAAACCATTATTAGTAATACTAAACTGAAGTAGCCACATTTGATCATCAGGATCTGACCACATCGGTTTTGATGCAACTTCATCCCACATCAACGGATCTTTACTCTGTTCCGCTTGCGTATGCTGCAAAGGGATCTGAGTGATATTGATCTGCTTATAAAGCTGGAATGACGTTTGCACCCCATCCCCAATGAATGTGCACTGAAATTCATTGTCCTCAGGCATCTTGAAAAGGAATGAATCAAATGAGCCACGGCGCTCAAGAAAAAACCCCTCTAGCTGCTGTAATTCCTTGCGTCCTTTGCTTTCACGAAGAAAGGCAAAGGACATACTGATTTGATACTTGGGCACTGCCTGATAGCTGGCCCGTAGCTCGCGGCCGTTTACGGACTGCATGATCTTGGTATTGAACATCGGGGTTTTGGTGAGATCCCAGTCTAGACCCGGCAGTTCAGGAAACAATACGTCTGACATGAATCCTCCTTATTTACCAAAATTACGGCTATAACCTTTCAAGCTGTTTGCTACAGCTTTACCGTTTTTCTTCAGCCATCGATCAGCGCCTTTAGTGTCTACAAATCCAAGATTAAAGTGATACGAATCACCACCAGATGCAGCAGCAGGATCAGCAAAATCACCATTGGCCATAGATTTACCCAACGCACGAATGGTATTTGCATGCTGTTTCGGCAATACCATTTCTTCTTCGTGCAATTGCGTCATAGGGTTTACACCGGCGGGAATGTCGTAACCGCCACGGGCAGAGGCCACCTTGCCCACAAGTGCAGCAACGCCCGCAAAAGCGGCAACACCTAAAGCAATGTTTACAGGGAATGGAATGGACGCCATGGTTTTGGCCATAGCCTCCCATGCCGACATCATGATGGATTTAATGGTTTCCATGATTTTTAAACCAATACGCGCAAAGACACCGACACTGGTCGCAGCAGTCTTGGCTCCTTCACCAGCCACAACAGCACCGGTCTGGGCAGCTTGGCCAGCAACCTCGGCAGCCGTCTCAGTCTGAATAAAACCCATTTTAATGGCCATTCTTCTGGATAGACCAATCATGTACTCGCGTAGCGGCTCAGTTACCATTTTCTGAATAAAGAAGCCCGCCATCTCAGTCATGATTGCATTGCTTGCATTTCTCCAGGTCAAGGTACCATTCATCATCGATTGAATGCCTTTGTCCCATAGGCTTGAAATACGATCAGTAAGGCCGCCAAACTTTTTCTCGAAATCCTTCATCTGGGCTTCAGACATGAGATTAAATGATTGCGTATTGGCGACCTTCTGATCAGTATCCAGATTTGCAATATCATTGGTGATCCGGCTCTGATTACCACCCTTACCTGAGATCGATGAGTACTGCTCCTCAAGTTTTAAACGCTCTTCCAGACCATTGCGCTTGATTGCCCGAAGCTGATCCTCAAGTTGCTTCTCCATCTGAACCTTTTGAGCGTTCGAGATTTTATTTGCATCTAAAAGTGCCTGAATACGGGCTTTTTCAATATCAAAGATACGCTGTGCCTGTTCAATTGCGTTTGCAATTTCCTGCTCACGGATCTCTTTAATTTTCTCGAACTGTTCTGCACGCAAAGCCTTGATCTTGTCGCTGGCCAATTTCTCAGCCTTGATTCTTAGCTGTGCTTTTTCAGCATCGGGAATTTTGGCCTTCTCGATATCCTCCAAGGCTTTTTTTAGATCTAGCTGAATTTTTTCCTCTTCAGTAGCATACTTGTAGCGGATATCAGCGATTGCCTTGGCTTCCCGCTCGGCCTCACGTTCTGCATCAGATTTGCCTTTCTTCGGTTTTTTCTCCTTCTCATCCTTTTTACCCGTACCTATGCCACGATTGGAATTAAAGGTCGGTGATTTGGCTGGCTTTGAGATTTCCTCAGTGGCGTTTGGATCTTTAAGAAAAAGTAACTGAAGCTTTTTACCGCCATTATTTGCAGAACTTGAAATATTCTGTCCTGCCTGAACCAAAGAATTACTGACAGTTAATGCCGAATTATTGAAAGCAGTTTTAATGTCTTTCGCACGACTTATCATTTTGTTGGTGTACTGATCTGTGATCGATCCTATCTTTGCTAGACTGCTTTCATAATTTGCAGAAGCGCCAGAAAAATCAAAACTCAAGATACTTTTAACTACACTACCAAATGTCTGAAACTTAATGCTTAAAACATCAAGACCAAACTGAATCGTATCTCTAAAACCACCAAAGGCATTCAAGGCAATATTGATTGCTACGGCAATTGCCTGGCATACAGTTGTGATGACAACTCTAATTGCAGAAAATGCAATATTAATTCCAACCTGTAAGCCGACTGCAGCGGCACCGAAACCTTTAAGGGCACCTGATACCAGATCCATAAAACTAATCTGCTCCAGACTGCCATCACCGATGTCAGAAGTTAAGTCACTCCAGATCCCGCCTACTGTTGCAAATAGATCCTGAGAAATCTGTGCCCAACTCTCAAAGATTGTGATAATTGCAGAAATTGAACCATCGATCGCATCTTTTGATTTGGTTGCAGAGGATAGAAAATCATCTGCCATGGTCTTTAGACCAGGTGCGAGCTCGGCAATGATTCGCCCTACCAAGCCTCTAATTGTGGCGCTAATTAATCCTAATGCCGCATCAAATTCCTTGGTGGCTTGAATGGCCTTATCGTCCAGAATTACTCCCAGATCATGCGCTTGCTTTGAATATTCCTTAAGCTTTTGGGCATTGTTTTCGAGCAGCGGGGAAAGAAGCATTGCATCATTCGCAATAGATTCCATATAGAATGTCATCTCAGCTTGCGATACGTTAGCCTTCTTCAGCGTCTCATAGTATTTACCGAGAATCTGAGGGCCAGATAAGCCCTGAAATTCTTTTGCAGTCACACCAACCTTAGGTGCAATCTTCTCGAAGAAATCTTTCATTTCTCCGCCACCGGTCTGCATGAAGTCACCGAACTTGTCGTTGACATCTTTCATGATATCGCCAAGCTTTTCTTGACTGATACCTACAGATTTCGATGCAAAAGCCCACTCTTGAAATTCAAGGGTTGTTGAATTGGCTAGACGTGACATATTTTCAAGTTCACGCGCGTTTCTGATTAATTCTCCAGTCAAGGCGCTGATCTGTAAAACGAGTTCACTACCAATATTGGCCAGAAAATTGCCGAGAAAGCTCGTACCTACTCCACTGCCAGAGCTACCACCTGAACCACCAGATCCACTGCCTCCTCCACCCCCACCGCCTGAACCCAGTCGATTACGCAAATGATCAACACTTGTTTTTAAACGGTCCAGAGAGCCGCGCAACATTGTGCTGGTCGCATCAATATTGATGACTGTATTCAGATTGATGTTTGAACCATTTAATTGACTCAAGGCACGATTTATCATGGCTTTTGCCTGACTTAACTGCGCTGCAAGCAATGGTAAATTGACTGTAATTCTGATCGCACTTGATAAAGTGGATTGCAACGTGGTCGTAATGGTATTTTTGGCTTGATGCAATTGAGCTTGTAGCGTTGAAGTATCAAGGCCCAACTTGATTTTAACTTGCTGCCCCGAAACCGAGTTGAGTCTTCTTTGAATCTCATGAATATCGATATCAAGTTTTACATTTTGAATAGGTAAAGATGATAAGCGAGATCTGATTAGATTTTCAGCGTGTCCTATCTCGGAACTCAAAGACGTCGTGTCGATTTTTAACTTGATTGATGCATCATCTACAATATTATTAATTTGGGTTTTGATTGTATTTGCAGCACTGCTTAATCGCTGTTTAACGGCGCTCATGTCGATATTTAGACTAACATCGATATTTTTAAGAGAATCACGTACCCCATCAAATGCCGTTTTAATGCTATCTGCAATACGATTAATGTCATTAGCAGCAGATTGAACTTTGTTAGTTGCCTGATTCATGCCATCGGAAAGTGAATCCGTTGAGGCTGTGATCTTTACTTCAACTTCATTTTGGTTAGCCATTAAACTTTTCCTCAGGCATAAAAAAAACCGACCAATGGCCGGTTTTTTTATTTAAAATTTTTTAAATAACAACTAAATCTGTGATTGCACAGCTTGATGATGAAGCTTGACTATGTATAAACCCCATATTGAAGTTTTTGAAAGTTCGTGTTTCACCTGCTTTTACAATTTCAAAAACTTGTCTTTTGTTGCTGTCAATTTTGGTTCCACTATTCGAAGTATGATTACATTCAACTTCAAAATCCTTAATATCCCTGGTTCCAGTATTTTTTACTGTCATATCAATCATCATGATATTGTCAAAACCAGCTTTACTCCAATCAAAATCAAATTTTACATCTTGGAGTGCTTGTTCTTTGGGAGACAAGGTTTTTGTACCATCTGATGATGTGGTTGATTCACCTCCAATCATTGAAGCTAATATTCCAAAAACAATTACACCAAGAATTATCCAAGTCAATTTTGATGTTGGTTTTTTAACTTTGGCACCACAATTTGGACAGGTTTTTGCTTGCGTGCTAACTTGCGCCCCACATTCTTTACAATTAATTAAAGCCATATATTTCTCTTTGTTTTAATGAAATTGTCTAACTTTAATAAACACTGTGTAATAAATCAATCAGGGCAGCCTTAACCACCCTGAGGGAAATTCATAAGATCATCCATCATTTTGTCATCATCGGATTCAATATCATCAAAACTCGGGCTATCTTCAATCCCCATAAATGCTTCAAGAATCCGACATAGACGCTGGATACCGACTTCGGCGGGAGGATACTGTTTTTGATACGCATTCAAAGCATTTAATCTCGGAAAATCCAACTCGTTAAGAACGTAGTCATAGTCTTTACCGAGCGTAAGCACTAAATGCGCATACAGCTCCTCCCAGTTTATTCCCCCGATGACTCACCGGCATCCGCTTTACCAGTAAGGCCAGATACAGACATGACCGCGCCCATGACCTCTTGAAGCTGGTCCATGTAAAGCATATCAGCTACATCTTCGCGTGTGATGTCAGGATAATTACGCTTTAAAGACTTATGTGCCACATCAATCACTGTCCCAACATCATTTGGCTGAAAGCCCTGTAATGCCGGTAGGAGTTTTTCGACTGCACCAAGCGACAACGGCGCGAAAACAAAAGCCTGATCGTCAATGATAATAGTTGTACCACGCGGGTTTTCTACTTGTTTGAATTGCATATGTGTTACTCCGAAGTGGTCCATTTAAATACGCGGTTCAGGTCATCGGCCATTGGCTGAAATTCAAATTCAGGTAGATCGTAGTCGTCCTGTTTTGAACTGAACGCCAGCTTGTTGCTCACGCAGCGGAAGAACTCCATGCCAAAGAACTTGCCCTTGTAGTCGCGCATCAGATCGACAGCAAACTCAGGCGTGTAACCCATGTCCAGATTTGTTACCGTTCCAGACTTGGCACCCGCCACGCTGGTAGAGTATTTAAAGCTGATAAATACCGTCTTGTTGGCATCGGCAGTAGCAAACGTATATACGCCTGTTGTTTCATTGACGCTGTACTGACCTGCTACCGGTGCGCTGGCCACACGCTTGAGCGGAATTGCCTTGCCATCGGTGACGCCCAGATCTTTTTTAAATGTGCCACTGTTGGGAACAGTTGGCGTTACAGATCCACCAGAAGGAATGACTTCACCATTAATCGTTTGCGTAACGACATCCAGACCACCTTCGGCAATAATCCCACCAAAGAAGATCGAGTTAAGTAGCGCACCATTAATACGGCCAAAGGTAGCCTTGCACTTAATAGAGCCTTTACCGCGTGCAGCATCAACCGCAAACTGGCCACGGCCAAATAGTTCTTTTAAATCGTAACTGATATCAACCGATACAGACTGCATCACACCCACTTCAACCGGGGTGGCATTACTGATCGGCTGCCCATAGACATCCTGAATTGGCGTAGCAAAGACTTTTCCTGCACCAAATAAATATTGAGCCATAACGACCTCTTAAAAATGAGAAAACCGCCATGAAAGGCGGTTTAAAAAGTGTTTATAAAAAATTAGGCGACTAGGATAACTACAGGAATTATCGCTACAGCTTGATCCCCCAAAGTGCCTTCATCTGTTTCTATGGTTCCCTCAATCCAACAGTGCTCAACCAATCCGTTTAGGGTTTGGCATTTATTAATATCTGGAAATTGTGGTGCCAATGCATTTTCAATTGCATCTAAAATAGGATTGATCACGCTACCTGGTATTTGTTTTCCAGTCGTTTGAACATAGACATAGATATCAGCTTCCAAGATCCACTTAGCGTAGAGCCCTTTAACTGGATTACCCTGGGTTGCAGTCTGATTACCCTGAGCAACACATAAGTATGGCTGCTCTATGGACTTCACGTCATTCCAATGCCTAAGTCGACGTTCAGCAACCACAATGCCAGGAACGATTGATACACGATCAAAAAGTGCAGCATAGATCTCTTCACGATTCATAAGATCCCCCGATTTACAGATTCTCTCAAAGTCGCCAAGATTTCCGGCGCCATATCTGCCAAAGCCGAACCCAAGAATGATTTAGCCGGCAAATTCACATGCCGACTATGTGAGCGGATCTCAACAGTTTTGGGTGTAATATCCTTACCCCATGCTTTTTTGATTTGTCTCAGATGCGCTTTAACTGAAACATCACCATTAAAGCCAAGCTCATGAGCACGAGCATACTCAACATTGGTACCAACAATACCAGTTACCAATTCTTGCTCTGCAGTAACTCTATGTGTAATTGAACGTCTTAGACGTCCAGTTCTTACATTGAGGACTTGACCAGATAACTTATCTACCTTCACCTTGGTGAGTAATTTTAAAGTTAACCGGCCAATACTCTTTTGAACATGAGAAGTGATTTCACGATATTGTTGATTTAAGCTTGCAACTACCTGAGCATCACCTTTAACTGAAGATTCAATCATCCTGGCACCACCTGTTTATACTGCTGCAATACCATCTTGCTTCGATCAGATAATGCACCAGTGAAAAAAGACACCGTTTCACCTGCAAGTGATTTCGATTGAAAACCAATCCTGTCCCGTTCGTTATAGGCTAATCCAACAAGATCAATGACAGCATTTTCAATATCCGCAGGAACATCATCAAAACCCATATCGTAACGAACACACACATTACGGCGGCCACGGCTAAAACAGCCATTTTTAAGGATGATCCACCAATCAGCATGGCGATATTGATCAGGCGAGATATCACGGTCATCAATAGTAATCGCATTGATTGAAAGGATATGCGGACTTGTAAGAACCATCTCATCCTTACCATTACCATCACACCACTTTGTAACTTCATGGCGTAGAACTGAAAAACCCAGCCATCCTTCTACAAAGGCACTGGCTGCATCAATCAGGCGCTCCAGTAGATCATCATCCGCACTTACAGTTTGGAGTTTCAGCCACTGTTTTACTCTTTCAAGTGTAGTCAGTGCCATAAGCATTATTCCTGATCTGCAGGTGGTGAAGTATCGCCTTCAGCTGCTGCCTGCTTCTTGGCTTCTTCCTCAGCTTTGATACGTGCCTTTTCTTCAGCTGCTGCCTGCTTCTTGGCTTCTGCTTCTGCCTTCTTTTTGGCATCCCGTTCCGCCTTATCATCTGCAGCTTTACGCAATGCCTCATCTGTATCTGAATCATTTTGTGATTCTGAAGATAGCGTAAAACCTAATGGTGAGATTTGAACGTGGACCTCGATCGGCGCTTCAACAAATCCGTTTTCGACTTTGTATTCAGTTCCAGCAATGCTGACTGAACTCACATGTTCTGGTGCCTTGAACTTTGGCATTTTCATTCTCCTAAAAAAAAGCAAAACCCGATATCATCGGGCGTTTAAATTTCGTAAATCTGAATTATTGACGCGCAATGTTCGTAATAACTCCCATGGAGAACGGCGCATAATGTTGGAGAACACCATCAGCATAGACACCATATTCGTATTTACGCGTACGTAATGGCCATTCAATTTGATAATAGTCTTGTCGCATATGCATACGTACCGCATCAGTGACATTAGAAAGTTGGTAAGGCAATTTACGTGTGAAAAAGAAAATCGTACCAGTAGGCATATTTGGATGAACACGAATATCTACTTTTTGGTTTGTGATCTTATTCAGATAACTTCCCACCACCTTGCCCGCGACAATACTTGAAGGATCATTAACATCCACAGTGAGCTGCAGTAAAGGTGCACCATTATTTCCAACGATCAGTGCAGTAATATCCTGAAGCTCTTGCGCACTGACATAAATGACATCTGGACTTAAACGGTAGCGTGTATAAAACGCATACAGTGCTTCATTGATCTCTACAACACCACCAGCATTATCACTGGTTAGCTTTGTACCCACACCTGCTGTGCCCGTAGGCATTACCTTAATATAAGCTTTGCTATTGGGTTTAAATGCCTGGATGAGCAAACCATCAAAGTCATATGCAGATGTTGAATTGTCTTGGTCCGTGATAGTACTTGCAAGCTGGGCATTGACTTGAGGCTCAGCTTTAATGATTAAGCTATTAATCGCAGTTACAGAAATCAGTTTTTCAGAACCAGCGCCACCCATATACCAGGCATATCCAACAGCACCAGTAGTTGGGGAAACAGTAGCAGTAATAGAACCACCTTCAGTAACAGTCACTGTCGCAGCTGCTGACTTGCGCGCAGATCCACCACCAAATGATGAGGTAGATCCGTCTGCATTGGTTCGGGTGATTTGTCCAGGTACTTGCGAGTACATCGGATCAAACGTCTGGCCAATACCTCCATTGTTCATTCCTACAACATCAAGATAGGCCTGCAAGCCAAGTGCGATACAAATTACAGACTTGGTACCCGCTGTCAAAGTTCCACCATTACCAACAGCAGCAAGTGTTGGTGTTGCTGTTTGTCCAAGTGCTAAAGATGTGTTACCACCTAAGATCAATCGCTCTTCTTGAATCATGGTTGCTTCTAAAGTCTGACTCACTGCCAATGCTTTGACATCTTCAAAGTTTTTGGCTGCGTAATCAGCTTCAAAAGTCACATCATTTTCAAGGCCCCAACCACGAAATGCAGCAAAGTATTCTGATGTTTCATGTTGGATCTTTCCACCACGCTGCCCTTCGCCCACACCAGCACGCTGATTCTGTACATTGATGTTCGTGATAACTTTCCAGTTCGCCTGAATTGCAAAACCACCAGTCACGCGAGAAATGGAATTACGAAGCGGGGTTTGTACCGGGATAAACTTTTTAGATGGTGCTTCCAAGTTATAAGCTTGTAAACCAGTTGTTGCTGAACCAGGCTGAGTAAAAGACTTGGCTAAAAACTGATTTTCCATTGCAGACGCCCGAGCTGATTTCATAGCGTCTAAAGTTTGTTCTAAATTTGCTTGAGGCATTGCCTACTCTCCATAAAATAAAAAAAGCACCTGATTAGGTGCTCCAAGTTAAGGCGCTATGAATTACGCCGAAATGGGGGTTGTATGAATTGCTTTGATTAATGAAGCTGCCTCATTAATACTGCCGGATGCGTCAATGACTGGCTGTACGTTAAATTCAGCATTCTGATTCATATCCGATGATTTTGTTAAATCTTTGACTGCTGCCTTAGGTTGTTGTGGCTGAGCCTCTAATTCTTTAACGCGTTTGGCCAAACTGTCTCGATCGGCTTGTGCTTTAGCCAGATCAGCTTTTGTTAAGTCGTGCTCAGACTGTACTTTCTGCAAAGCTTCTGCATTAGTTGCTTTCGAGGTCTCATCTTCCTCTGACTCATCTTCATTTGACGCATCGTAACCGAGTGCAGCGAGTTTAGAGTCACACTCTTTGAGCGCTTTGTGAATATCAGCCAATTGTGATTTTGTAGATTTAGAGAACTTGGTACCAGCCTTGGCCAAAGTATCGACGCCTTTGGACTTGACGATATTTTCAACGGTTGTAACCAATTTAGCCGACTCTTGTTCAGAAAATTGATTAAAGATAAGAACGCCTTCTTTAAGCCAATCAACCAACTGCTTAGGGATCGCTGAATCCCCTCCATTTGAATCATATTCACTCTCCCATTGAGTGTCATAAATCAAGTAAGACAAGTTGCGCAAAATTGAAGAAAAATCACTAATTTGCCACATGCTTTTATTTAGGGGCTCATTTACAGCGTTTTGAGCCTTTTCAATAGGCTCTGTTACTGCTTGAGGGGTATCATTATCTGCACTATCAGGTTCTATACCATCCGCTTTGAAACATGTAATTACTGCATTAGGATTCGCAGGACGATCCACCAAAGATACTTCGACCAAATTAATACCAGTAATCACTGTTTTATTTAGATCATCACGCTGAGTAACACTTCCACCAATGCTAAAACCTTTGTAAACCTCAGCACGTACTTTTTTAATCGCCTCAGCATCAACAATATGTGCTTTGATCGTAGTTACACCATCCTCACCAACATTAATATCCAAAGCGGTACCCGCTGCTGTTGGTTTGTGCATCTCTCGGACAGCACCAAATTTCATATAATCTGGAATGGCTGCTTTAATTGCACTGGCCATAACTGTTTCGCCATCACTGTCTTGCTCTTCAGTTGAAGCGATACCTTCTACAATAATGGTGCCATCATCTTGATCATTAACTTTTTGAATAGCACCAAATAATTTTTTAAGTTTCATAAAAACTCCAGACAAAATAAAACCCACTAAATTGTGGGCTGTTAATCTTTCAAAACGGGTAAGACATCACACCGGCAATGAGGATGAAGGGGGGCATTCTTTCTAAAACTGCCAGGTACAAAGTAATCATTCAGTGGAACTATGACACCATCAAGTGCAGCACACTTTGGACAACATCCTGGTGCAGCCAACCATTGCTTAGATTCGACCAGACCTGTCTCCTCATAAGTTGCCATATTCCCTTCAACATCAGCTATTGCTGTTTCTGTTTGAGCAATCGACGCTGCACGTTCAGCGCTGAATGAATAATCTGCCTTAATTTCAGAAGTTAACTTATCGTTACTCCATCCTTCTTCCATGGCTTGTGAGACCTTGCCACGCAGCATATCGCGCGTACTCTCGGTGATTGAATAAGTAGGATTAGGGTTTTCAACTAATTTCCCATTTTTCCACTGCATGCCAACCAACTCTGCTGCTCGATCAGCGGCATAGTCAATCGCCTTTTGATTTGCCAATGAAAGTGCATCATCTATAGTGTCCGGATTCACACCAACTTGAAAAAATGCTTCATTCACACCGTCTAAAGAAACAACCTGTAAAGTAGATTTAAGCCCATCAACTAGAGTCTGCCAGCGGCCAAATGACAATGTGTTTAGAATTTTCCCTATAAGTCCATCATTATCAGTAGCCTTGCCAAGCATCTCGGTCTGTATCGCAGCTATGAGATCCTGAGCCAGTAACTCTGACTCCATCTCGAAAAAGCTTTGTAATTGTTCCTGGAGTGCTGTAGTTGCATCCTTGATCACTACACGATCCCGGTTGATTGGACTTACAGACTTTTTTGCTTTACTAAACTTCTCCTTTTTATCTTGTGATTGCTCATCATCGACTGAAGGATCTTCAGTTATTTCAGGTTTGACTGGTAATGCGCCTAGACCAAATCGCTTAGAACGAACTTCATCCTCGGTTAAAATCTTAGCGGTAACATACTTAACATCAATGTCTGCCTGATCCTTAGGACTCACCATTTCGTCAGATTGCCAAATAAACTCAAGATCTGAACCAAAGTAAACGCAAATGATTCGATCCATCATCGATTTGACCCACATCATTAGAGGTGCCAAACCTTCTGACTGTGAAGCTTGTTGTGCTGTTTCTGCAGTAGCTCTGTTTACCTCTTTCACAAATCCATGAGGAGAAATACCAAATGCAAAACAAGCAACGCGAGCAATCCATTCATCGGCCTGATCTGTCAGTGCTTTTTCTTTCGTATCAATTGGCTTTGCGCCCTTTGGTACAAACTGGGTACGGCGTCGTTCCTGAAGATTTCCAGATAAGAGATTATTCCACCAATTACTAAACTGTTGAGTTTGTTCGCTAGACCATTCAGCAGGAACCTCAAAAATCAAATCAGGTGTACTTCCATGCGTGTAATAACTTGTTTGATATGTTTGACGATTCAAAGCCAATGAAATGATGTTGATAATTTGCTCTACTGGTGAATAGCCATAAACCTTATGTGTTCGCGGATTACGTGGAAGGTAAAACAACTCATCAAAAGTATAGTCGACAGCAGGCATACCTTTTAATATTTGCTGATACGCAACCTCATCCCCCATGGGTGTTCGACCGTATATATCCAATACTCGCTTAATCGTAGCCCCATCTATTGGATCTAGAGAATACAGGTCTCCACCTTTAGTTTTTCGGGGATAAACTGTAGGCGCATCGATAACAAGCAGATCCTCAAGCAACATGCGTAACCATGTGGCCCAATCATGTTCTCTATCTGGAAATCTAAAAAATTCCTCAACCAGATCACACCGTGGATCTGGTGTCGCTGATTCATCTCCGACCGTACCGGCTTTATCTTTAACCTTGATAACCCAGTCCATCCTTACAATTTGATCTTTACGGCGCTCGATAATGACTCGTAATAGGTCGGAAGAGTCTGCTAATGCTCGCATAACTGCGAACCCATAAAGCTCTCCCTGACGTGGCGTATTGTTTAGATTGACTCCAGTACCGTAATCAAATTGACGTCCTGCTGTTCCTTCTGGCGCAACACCAGTTATAGGTTCAGATGGGCCAAACCAATCTGGCGCCTTACCTGTTAGTGCAGTAGTGATACCAGCTGCAACACGCTGCACAAAGTCAGCTGCTAAGGCTGTGACCTTGCCCCCGCTTGCTGTAGCCATGAATTACCCCCTTGCGATTGTTCGGTTTGTACCTGAGGCTCTACAGCTTCAGTACTTTGTGATAGTTTTTCCTGTGCTTGTCGCTGAATAAAATCAAATAAACCTTGTCCTGGCTTAATATCATTTAATTCATTAAAAGCATCAGATGAAGCATCTACCCTGTCATCATGCTTGCCATTTGGAAAGTTACGCAATTCTTCAATGTAAGCCTTATTCCAATCGCCCTTTAGCATTCGCACATTGCCTACATTGACCTGTGCTGCAAATGGTGCAGCACGTGTGGCTTTATCACCTGAGACGGTTTCAGCTTTTACTGAATAACCAGAAAGCATTTTAATAAATGACTTGGCCTGTGCTTTACCGGCTTGACCAGGATCTTGAGGAATTCGAATCTCAACATTTTTACCATCCATGGCTGCAGTTGATTTGATCCGCTTCTCAACATTCTCAGGACCTAATTGACCGTGCTCAACACCTTCGATGTACCAAAAACCATCCTTGCCATCGGTTATACGTACACCAGCAGTTGGATCTCCTTCCCCTTCTGTTGCACCCAAATCCCAAGCACGACATGAACGACCAACCTCAGCAGGCAAAGCCTCAACAATCTCAATATTGTCCGGTTTAAAAAAGCCACCTGCAGGTGGTGATGGACGTTGACGATACTGGCCAGCGAATACGTAAGGTGCAGCGAGCTCCATACGATTTAATGTTTCAATTGAATGCTTCGCAGGCCATAGAGCCGTACCATCTGGCTTGATTGCTGATAAGCATAAATGCTCCCATACTTCGCCATTCCCGCCTGCTTTCGCTACTCCGTCTTCACGATCACCAAGCAACCAGCCTGCCAAATCCTCTTCATGCAATCGCTGCATAATTACAATGATTGGCGTATCTGGTGAATTTGTTCGAGATTCTAGTGTGTTCTGGAACCATTCAATAACTCCCTCTCGAATGGTTTTACTACTCGCTTCATCCGCTTTGTGAGGATCATCAATAATGATTGCTCCACCGAATTTTTCACGAAACTTACCAGCACCAAAACCAGTGATCGTACCACCGGTACCTTGTGAGTAGCACACGCCACCAGCAACAGTGCGCCAATCATCCTTTGCCTGGCTATCATCTTTTAATGCCAGATCAGGAAACACCTTTAGGTAAGATGGTTCACGCACCAGGTTACGAGTCTGAGCAGCATTGTTTGCAGCGAGTTTTGCTGAGTAACTGATGTGAATAAATTCGCAATCTGGCACTTTTCCAAAACACCATGCCATGAAGTTAATTACGGCAAGTTCGGTTTTAGAGTAACGTGGTGGAATATTGATGATTAATCTTTTAATCTCACCCCGAAACACTTTCATCAAAGCATCACAGATTATTTGATGATGCTCATTGTGCAGCCATTTATATTTTCGACGTTCCTTGAACATATAGCGTGAGAAAAAATAAAAATCTTCCTGCGCTTCAACCTGTATGGCCAAGTCACGGGCAGCAGGGTTAATACTCATCCTTTATGCTCTCCCGTGCTGCTAAATACGCATCAAGCGGTACACTCGCAGGTGGATTTAACGGCGCACCGTCTTTACCCGTATGTTCCGTGCGGTTTGTATAAAGGCCACCGCTATCCTTTGCTGCCTGCTCCATGATTCGCAAAGCCATAACAGTGTTCTTAGTTTTTTGAAGTAATTTATCGTATTGCTTCATCCGATAATGTTTTTTTGCAATTGGAATATCCACCAAACCTGCATCAAATTTTTTTCGGGTTTCATTAAATAAATCCTTAAATTTTTTGCTCAGGTTTCGTCCTGCTACTTTGGTTGGATCATAAGCAGCACACTGCATACGATCTACATCTATGCCAAACTCTTGTTTTACCAGATCAGCGACTTCTTGTGGTGTGTCACGGCATGCAAGAGCTTGAACTATAAATATTTTTACAGGCTCTTTTAAGGCTGCCATAAACACCTCTTTCGTATGACTACGTATAACAAGACAGGCAAAAAAAAGAGCCCGAAGGCTCTACTTAATCAAACATGTCCCACAACTTGCAGCTATATTTTTTTCTGATACAAACGGCGCCTGCTTTGCGACTTCGACAAGACGCTTAATATCATCACTCGGGCCCCAGCGTTTAACTACGCCCACAAACTCCTCAACATCGTGGCCCGCCAAGTAATGCTTTGGTAAGCCAGTGTGATCGCTATAGATAATCTCTCCGTCTCCATCACGCTCAACACCGATGTGATAAAGCTCATGTTCAATCAGAGCACAAAACTCTCGATCACTCGCTTGCTCGCAAAAGCCAGCATCAATGGTAATGAGATAAACAGGCACAAAGCCAAACCAATCACGCATCTGTTGTTCTTGTCGGGCCTTTTTCCACCCACTTTGGTTGAACATCACCTTTTCACACTGGCCCAACACCATGCGCTTAGCCCGTGTAAATGCAGATGATGCCCAAGCAAAGGCTAGAAACGTTTCATCATCGTGAAGTAGCTCAGCGATATGATCATGATCCGGGTTATGCAATTCACCGCCCAATGTCAAAAAGTTTGCAATTACCCATTCTTTTAATTCTGGCGCCGCAATGATGCGAATCGCTTCCTCTTCTTCCGCTTGGTCGATAAAGTCAGTCTGGGGGAATGGTCTGATCTGGTCCATCTTCTAGTCTCGCTAATTCATCTTTAATCCAGTCGATCGCAAAGCCAGACTCAATTTGACAAGGCTCAAAGCGGACAAACCTGAATCCAACATCTATAGCTGAGTCGTGCTTCCACAAAGAATTAGCCACCTTCTTACCACCGCGACCTACAGCCCACGAGCTCCCAGCTATCTCAATCAGCAGATTCAACCGCACAATATAAAAGTCAAAACGCCAATTTTTTGTAGATTCGAACTTAAACTTACGGCGATATCCAATCAGATTTTCTTCTAATTCTTGAAATAAAGCTTCTTCTGCTTCGAGATAATTCTGTTTAGCCTTAGGTAAAGGTTTTGTTCTTGGCTTCGGTTTTAACGGCGCTTTTTTGGTTTTGGATTTATAAGTATCTATTTCCATATGTTCGGCCCATTAAAAAAACCCTCTTACGAGAGTTTTTTTATTTTTAGGAATTTCAATCATTTGTTAAAAGCCTTATTTAACTCTCTGATTGTATTTTGATTGATATTGAGTCCACATGGTATGACCAAATTTTTGTTGAACTCGCGACTAAAAATCAATTTTTTTTCGTTGTCCGACCAAATACAAGTAAGGTTATCATCCTTAATCGACTCAACTTGCATCCGTATGCTACTGGATTTAAGACGGACAATTTGACCTAATTTAAACTCAATCATAAAAACACCTTTTTAGTTTCCGGTAAAGAGCACTATAGCACTAAAAAGATTCAAAAAACAAAAATTTATTATTAATTATCAATATCTTATAACACTGTTATAAAATTTAATCACTAATTTTTTATGATTCCCAGCTTCTAAAAATAGAAAAAACCCCGCCAATAATCGATATTTAGCGGGGCTTTATGGGCCGTAATACGTCCGGCTAATTTTTAACTGACATTTTGAATATCAACAACTATATGACCTTTTCCGATTTGACTCTTTAAATTCGCATTTCTTAAATCTTCGTGAAATTCAAAGGGAACATTACCGCCGCCTTCCAAATAAACCCATTTAGTTTTAATGACTCTTGTTATATAACCATCAATGCTTGGAGTATCCTCAGAATCATCTATTTCTTGAACTTTGATTTCTTCACCACTCTCAATGCTTTTTAAAGTAATAGTCCTCATTTCTATCCCCTTATTATTGGAGATATTTTTATACCACAGAAACGCAAAAAGCCCATCGATTTGATGAGCTTTTCAGAGTGGCGATTAAGTACAAGTTCGCCAAGTTATCACAAATATGCCATACCCCGTGCGCACACTCAAGCAGTTTTTTCAAAAGTTTCAAAGGTGAAATAAGAATGACGGCTTTTGATGTATGCCAATCCACACTTTAAATCTTGTCGGATCTGGTTCACTGACGTATCGCTACTTTTTGCGATATCACGCAATGAATTACCCATAACATGATGTGACCAAATCGATGATATCCAATCTTGTAAAATTTCATCCTCAACAAGTTGAATATCCATAATTAGACGTTGAATAGCCCGCGCTTCGTTATCATTCAACTCACAGCATGTACCTTTACGCTGTACACACAAACGATCTTTTAACTTCTCATCTGCCATGTACATTGCAAGCAGTCTTTCACGCTGCTTCTGCGTAATACGTTTTGTCGGCATAGTCTTAACAACCATTACCATCGTTTCATTATCGCCATTGATCCAAGCCCCGAGCTGACGACACCACCCCTCAAAACTGAATTTTGACCAATCCGTTGTTTGCATTATTGTCACTGCTACATTCATCACAAGCCACCTCTCACCAAATTTTCAATCTGCCTAATCGCCAAACCGCTTTTCACTTGTTCCGTACTGAACCGTAAAACCTTAAAACCCATCACCGCCGCCGCGTTGTACTTTTCCATGTCTGCTATGAAGCCTTTACCCCTTGTATGCCGTCCACCACTCCAAATCCCGCCTTCCACCTCCACTAAAATTTTTGTTCCTGTTATCAAAAAATCAGCCCGCCAATTACGCTCTGCATGAAACTTGTATTCCTGTTCAAACCCAATTTTCTGTGCTATTAAATCTCTGGCCATTGTTACTTCACCTTCGCTCTGTACTCTTTGACCTTTAACTGAACGGCGCTTTTTACCCTTCTTAATTGGAAATTTAGAGCGGTACTCAGCGAGGCTGATTGAAGTCACGTAATCTCACCTCACGCTGAAGGCTATGTAACTCATGAGAAAGCTCATGATTGCGTTGCTCTAAACGTGTGTAATTTCGCTGCATATATAAGATCTTTTCTGGATCCTGAATGCGGGCCAATGCCAGTGTTAAAAGATTCATTTCGTTTTGAATGTTTCTTTCTTCAAATGCCATTGTTCTAAAGTTTTCTTCAACCACCTTGTGGTCAAAATGGCTTTTGTTTTTCTTGGACCACTGGCAGTAATATTTGATTTTTGGCGCAGACAACACACCAGCAACTACTTTGCAATTGCCTCTGTCATTGACGTAAATTAACCCCCATTTCTCTGGAAGTTCCTCAGGTTTAATTAATCCGGTCGGACATATGTAATAGCGATACTTACCCATACCAATTTCAGGATTGATACGATGTGGTTTTGAACGATCAGCAAGAAAATCGGATCGGCTTGTTTTAGCTTCAAGTAAAAAGGTTCCAACACCTGCAGCGTGCATCCCATGACGCACACCGAACACATCAGGATTTTCGCCATAGCAAGTTGGTTCAATTACAGTGAAGTGACAACCATGTCCATTAGCTGATTCAGGACGCTTTAGAAATCGAGATCCTATTTCACAAAGTTGGCGATGTGTTAGCTTACTCATACACCACCTAACCGTTGATCAGCCCAATTACAATTCACGATCGTCAAACCATCGTGTTGAAAACGTGACCACAAGCGATCGCCCAAGTTTTCTTTGAGCTGCTCTATCGTCCAGTTTGAAATCAACATGGTCGATTTTTTGGCGTCGTAACGTGCATATAAAACCTTGTGCACCAGCTCGAGTTTTTTCTCATGCTGATCATGCAAACCGTATTCATCGAGTATCAATAAATCGTATTCAGTGAATCGGTAGATTGCTACCGCTTCTGAGTCATCCGCTTTTGTCCACGCATTCGCTATCAGATTCGCCATATCAGCCGAAGTGATGTATCTGACGTACTTGCCTGCGTTTAAAACATTTCGGGCCACAGCGCACGCTAGATGCGTTTTACCAGTACCCGTGCGTCCGGTCATGATTAGATTTCTTGTCTTACCCGCATTCTGATCTCTTGTGAACTGAGCGCATTCAGCTTTGGCAATCTGTTGTTCCTGGTGCGTGACATCGTAATTGTTAAAACCACTTTGAGCATGGCGCTCAGGAATCATCGATCCAGCAAAGTGTTTTTCACGAACCATCTGGTTCACAGCTTTTTCGTGTTCAATCTGTGATCTTTCGAGAAGTTCTTTTGCACACGATGGGCAAGTTGTACGTCCGAACATGAGGACTTTCAGCTCGTTGTGTACAGCGCAAATTTCATCTGCATGCTGAACTTCAAATTGAAATTGTTTGTGCATCGCGTTCATACAAGGCCCTCAGTGTTTACGTTGTCCACCGCAGGTGCGTAATCAGGAATGTCACCATGCGCATCATTGACGTTGCGGCTGACAGTCGAATTAGACTTGCTTTGATTTTTTGGTTGACCAGATGATTTAGCTTTCTTGAACTCTTGAATCAACCACTGTGCAAACTTGCGTGTGCGTTGGTTTTCAGTGAGATCAGTTTTGTCTTCACGGTAAGCATTGAAATTACCGAGATGAAATTCGTAATCAGGCATATCGAGAACTTTCTGAGCTTGTATGCCTACGCTTTCACGAATTACATTGATCAAAATATTTGAATCCGGTTTCCAAGACTCGTTTTGATTTTCGTCCGCGCTTAGTGTGTGTGTATTATTAATATGGTTATCGGTTAACGGTTTACGGTTAAGGTTTTTTTGGGTTTCACTTTGAGAACCCAAAATAACCGACTGGGTTTCTTTTGGGTTTTCATTAATAATCATTTCGCTTGTATTAGGGTTATCTTCTGGTTTTTTCTTAGGTGGACGGCCACCTTTTTTACCATTTTCACGATTTTTGTTAGCGTTCAATTGATATTCAGCAATTTCAGCATCACAACGTTTGTTGTGAAAACCATCTTCCTGTTCAACAAAAAAATCCTGAAGCACATTTATCACTGCTTCTCTTTCTTCTTGGGTTATTGCACGTAACCGACGAAAAACCGACTGGGTTTCTTTGGGTAATGGTTTTTCATTTAAGTAATACAGGTCTATTGCACGGCGATAAAAGCACTCCTCAAGCGGTGTAAGGTGTGCAGTGTCAACCATGAAATCACCAATGTGATGGAGGTACTTATACATGGATTCCTCCGAATAAATCTTGTGACTGGGCTTTAGGACTTACCCATAGGCATTCCTTACGTGTTACACCACCTAAACGGCCTGAAGCCTGAACTGATTTAGTGAATTTGGTCCACGTCGAAAGCTTCTGGTTATACAAGTCATGGTCGTATCCAGTAATAATCACTGAGCCTTGCACATTGATAAGTTGATCAAGTAGCTGCTCATGATCTGCATCGGTCATTTCATGCCGATACGCGACCACATTTGCAGTTCGGGTACTTCTCACATAAGGCGGATCTACAAAAAATAATGTATCCTCTGCGTCATATAAGCTGATAACTTTTGATGCTTCCTGATTCTCAATCACACACTGTTTGAATCGCTCTGCACATTTGGCAATTCGTTGCGGATATTGATCCCACAAGTTAATTTCGTAGTTTTTCTGACGTCCACCAGCAAGTCTAAATCCTGTATGGCCTTTGGTTGCACCCGCAGAACCAAAACCCATTTGTGCTCTAACAATCATTCTTCTCGCTTTCTCAACCGCACAATCTGTTTCTTCATATGCTTCGTGAAATTCTTCGCGCGAGAATGGCGTCAAGTGAACTGATTGTTTGAGCTGCTCGCATTGCTTTGGATCTCGAAGTACGCGAAACAGATTTACAACTTCGCTATCGATGTCGTTATAAACTTCAATGTTACTTTGAGGTTTGCAAAGTAAAACTGAACCACCGCCACCGAATGGTTCAACATATGTTTTATGCGCTGGAAATTTTGAAATAATCCAATCGGCAATGCGAAACTTGCCACCATGGTAGCGAATTAATGGATGATTCATGCTCGTCATTTATCACCCGCCTTAGCTTTCACATAGCCACTGAAGCCTTCAACTTTTCCAGCACGAATCAGACTGTTAATGATCTCCATCCCCATGTATTGGGTAACGCGAAAATAACGCGCGTAGATTTCAGCAATTTCGTATTTACTCGCTGCAGCGTTATTCACATCGTAGTTTTTCGAACGTAAGTTTTGACGCTTACGCTCGATGACTTCATTGAATACAACCATTGCTGGCTCGTGATATGACTGAATTTCTTGCAACTGCTTGTAGGCTTGGTTGTTATTTGGTAAATTTGTCATGTTCTTGATCTCTCAGATTAATGAATACAAACCGCTTCTGGTCGCACAGATAGCGGTTTTTTAATATCCAAATTCTTCCAATCGAGGCGCTATTGCCGTGTGTTGAAAGTCGTTAATTTCTGATGCTCTATTCATCGATAGACGTGCTAAAAAGAAAATTGAATCGATTAATTGCTTGTCATAGCATTGATATTGCTCGGGTATTACTTTCAAACCAAGCTTGTCCAATAAAACACAAACTGTCTCAAGATCGGTTAAGCCATTGTTTTTTCTTTCATTTTTGAACTTTGATAACCAAGGACCATCTTGTCCAAGTTCTTCTGCAAGTGTGCTGTTAACTACGACGCCAAGTCTTTGCAAAACGAGAGAGTGTATGTTTCTAGCTCTTGCACTGGAATCAATTGATAATTTGCTCATAAAGGTTCCTATGCCGCGTGTCGGCCTTTCTTTCTGGAAGGGAATAGTTCTTTATATTTGAACTTACCGTTGGTTTTCTCTTGGACGATTAGCGCTACTTCTGATGACATGCGCGCTTTACCATTAACCCAAGCCCAAACTGAAGGTTGCTCAATATCAAGAGCCTGTGCTGTCAAAGTTTGAGAACCAAAGTGTTCTACAACTTTTTTGTACAATTCGATTAATTCAATATTCATCTATTGAACTCCTATATTTTATAGTTAATTTATAGTTTTAACTATTTAAAGTCAACAGTTTTAACTATTTGAATAGCTATAGTCATAACTATAAAATATAGATGGGTTATTAAGGCAAATCATATGAATACTTTGGCTGAGCGTTTAAGAGAAGCACGTTTAAAGGCAAACAAAAATCAAGAGGAAGTTGCCCAAGCAGCAGGAATTAAGCAGCCTACATATCAAGCACTTGAATCGGGTAAAACAAAGAAGTCAGCTTTTTTGCCAGAGATTGCTAAATTTTTAGACGTAGATCTAGATTGGCTAAAAGATGGTAAACAATCCGATGTTCAGAAAAGTAAAATATATAAGCTTGAGAGTAACGTAAGTTTTGTTGATACACCTTTGCGTGCAATTCCTTTGCTGGATTATGTGCAAGCTGGATTGTTTCATGAAGTTGGTTATGATGGACTCAATCCTCTTGGAACAAGCTGGACAACTTACGAAGGGGCACGTCCTGAATGTGTTTTTTCCTTGAAAGTAGAAGGCTTAAGCATGGCTCCTGAGTTTGTACCTGGTGATGAAATAGTTGTTGATGGTTCTTTGGAGGCCAAACCAGGTTCATTGGTAATTGCACAAGAGATTCAACATGGTTTAGCTAGAACGACTTTTAAAAAATATAGAGTGATTGGCATAAATGAATTTGGTGTTGATGTTATTGAACTCGTACCTTTAAATCCTGATTTTCCTACCCTTAATTCCACTCAAATTGAAATATCTATAATTGGTGTTGTAGTGGCCCATAATCGTTTGTTCAAATATTAATTTATAAGGAAAGAACATGATCGCAACATTGAACAAAACTAAAACTGCTTTATCTATCAATAAACAAGAATTTAAAGCAGCATTAACAAAAATTGGTGCTGCGATCGATAAACAAATAGCAGCACTTAAAAAGGGTAAGCAAAGTTATGATGCATCCGAAATGGCGCGCGAGATCATAGCTGAAGCGAATATCTTTGAAGCAATAATTGAAGGTGTCAATGAAGCAGAAAACACAAATTTAAAGCTCACCGACATAACAAACCTAGAGACAGCTCAAGAATGGATTGATGATTTTTTAGAGACCTATTCAAATAAGTAATTGTTATTAAAATTTTAATTATATAAAAAATACCAAATCCGGCATTCTGTCGGATTTTTTTCGCTAGAAACAAAATGTATTTATAAAAATAACTATATTTTATAGTTGATACTATTGACTGTATTTATAGTTTTAACTATATTGATTTCATCAAGACAACAAAAAGCCCCGCCGACTCTCACATCAAACAGGGCTTTTTATACGATGGAGTTCATTATGGAACAAAACACAATAAATCACAACAGACCGAGCATACAGCTTCGCTTAAAGCATGTTGCTGTGGGTTCTGCCCTATTGTTCGGCTTGTCTGGCGCATATGCCATTGTCACCGAAAAAAAAGAGCCTCGCGCTACTTTCCCTATTACCCAGCCTTCTAATTACGGCATTGCTGCAATCACGCTTGATAGCAAACACTCAGGTAAAGCAGTCATTAAGCTTGATGGTTTCTTTGTTTACACAAGCTTCGACTTTGCAACTCACAACGATGATCTAGGTGTGCCATGTTCATCACGCGAAGTGGTTGAAATCACAAATCTTGCGATTGATCGTATCACCTCGCTCTCTGGCCACGAATACAACGACTTCACTGTCAGTGAAGATCATCGAAATATCAACACTCTCATTGAAACCCACATTGAGAAAAATCACTTAGGGGGTGTGTGATGGTCTCTTCTATCCAATCACCAGAAGTAATCAACTTCGGGAAATTTAAGGGCACGCCACTCAATGAGCTGAAACCAAGTTATGTGCACTGGCTGTTAAAACTCGAAAATCTTAATTCTGATTTACGCGAAAAACTTGAAGCAATTGATGCAGAGCGTGAACGTAAATTTCAAAGACGTAAAGCTGCTGCAATCATGTTTAGCAAACCTTGCTTTCAACGTGACCGTTATTCCGCTAATCAACGCATTGCATATAACAATGCTAAATATAATAAGGGGTTATAAAAATGGCTATTCAAGTATTTACTCCTGAAAAAACATTACTCGTTGAAAGCGTGATTTGTTATCTATATACCGATCCCGGTCTAGGTAAAAGCGCGATTGCACATACAGCAAACAAGCCTGTAATTTTTGATTTTGATAAAGGTCAACATCGTGTAGCTGCGGAATTGCGACGCGGAACAATCATCCGTATGGATAGCTGGTTTGATCTTGAGAACTTAAAAGATGACTTTTATTCAGAGTTCAACACAATAGTCGCTGACACCGTAGGCGCTATGCTGGATTCAATCAAGGATCAGCTTTCCAAAAATAGTGACAATCTACAGCGTGATAAAACCCTAACTTTAAAAGCACAGGGCCTAGCTGGTACCAAATTTATGAACATGGTTCGAAAATGGCAATCGCTGGGTAAAGACGTTGTTTTTATCGCACATGCTGTTGAAGAAGAAGCCGGCAAGGAAAAATTAAAAGTTTATCGCCCGGATCTTGCGGGCAAGAACAGAAACTTACTTTATCGTATGGCTGATGTGATGGGATATCTCCACTCCACAACAGACCAAAATGGAGATTCAATACGTACGATTTTGTTTAATCCATCACCAACACACCATGGTAAGAACTCGGGTCGTCTAGGCTTTATCCAGAAAATTGAAGGCAGTGAAGATATTTGCACGGGACAGGTACCTGTTCCTGAACTTTTACGCTCACCCACTTTTTTAGCTGATTTACTAAAGCAGGCTAAAGACCACATCAACACATTGACACCTGTTCAAGCTGCTGAAATCAAAGCACAAGCAGAATTGAACAATTTTAAGCAATCTTGTTTAGAAGCCAATCACGCTGGTGATTTAAACCAACTCACCGAATCATTAGATAAAGAGCACGCCTACTATCAAAGCATGCGCCAAGCGTTAAAAGCGCAAGCTGAATCTATGAAGTGTACTTTCGACAAAGAGCGTAACAAATGGATAAACCCTCCTGAATTCAAAGGAATCTCTGACGCTCAGCGCGACCAGCTCCAAGAATTCATTGCTGAGCGTGGACTCGATACTCGTACTGTGTGTGAGCACTTAGGAATCGATTCACTCATGCAGATTGAAGTTTCGCAGTTAAACGCTGTGCAAAAAGAGATAAAGCAAATCCAACAACGGGGAGTTAGTTCTTGAAGTTCAGATACTCGTCGCAGTCCAGAACACTCATTGTGTTCGGCAGAAAAATGGATCACATCTTTGAAAATGTGAATGCATCAGAAATCGAATCATTGATTTGTGATGCAAAGTTTAAAGAAGCGCGTTGGAGAAAATGAGCAACTATTTGCGCATAAATTTAAATAAATCATGTTTATGCGCAAAATTATTCTCAAAAGGTGAAGTTATGAAAAGCAAAATGTCTAAAGAAGATTTTCTATCAATTCTTAGCGGTTTATTTGATGCACATACAGGAAATAGCCATTTTGACGAAGAGGCTTGGCTAGAAGATTGGGAAAAAGGCAAAGACCCAGTGGCAGCTTTCTACGATGAATATCCAGAATATGATGATTTGTGAGGCAATGCGATGATATTCCCAAAACAACTAAACGACATGAAACCCCGGGAGCGCTGGGATTGGTATGAACGTCAAAAGCAAATCTTGCGTGATGCAGCCAAGAATGGTGTGAAGGTTGAATTAACTGCTGAACTATCAGAATGCTTCATGTTCATGAATGATCTAACTGAGCTCAAGCACTGCCAAATGATAGCAATGCATAACAATGCCATGACAGCGATTGGCTCGGCATTGATTGAGCAAGATGATGAAATGCGTAATGAATGGTTATTGAATACTTTTGAACAGGCAGATGATCCAACATATCAAATGTATAAAGATGCTCAAGCATTCTTTGATCGCAAAAGCCTACCTTTTCCCGAATCTATATCAGAGCATCGGCAGAACATTGAAAAGCAAAAATCGATTTTTGATGAAGATAAAGCCAAATTTGAAATTTGGTACCAAGAAAATATTGTGCCGATTTTGAAGTAATAAAAGGAGATTAAAATGTCTTGGTATTCTTTAAGACAGTTAGCTAAAGAGCTTGGTATGGCTCCAAATACATTTAAAAAATACTATTTGGAGAAATACCCACCAGATCGAGAGTCCAAAACCTATAAAGGATGGACTTCACAATCAGTTGAAAAAATCAAAGTAGAAATTCAAGGCGCTAATTAGGCGCCTTTATTCGAAGTATTCAAAATTTTCATAATTTATAATATCTTTTGTATGTATTGCAGCCCCATAAGCTCCTCTAAATAAATGACAAGCATTAAAATTATGAGCATTGCAGTATCGATATAATTTTGGCAAGTGGTCAAATTTTAAATTTATTTTAAGTAATCTATGATGGAAATTAAAGATTTCTAATAATTTGCTTAAAGAATGTGGTTCAAAACTAACACCCCCATCACTAATCATTGATACCAAAATAGCCATATTAGTTTCTATATAGGTTAAAACACCTTGTTGATGAGAAATATGCTGATTAATACCTTTTGGTAAATCAAGAACTTTAAGATTATCACCTAATTCATCTGGAAACTTCTCGTAATTTAAAACCCAAATACTTATTTTTTTGTTTAAATCATATTTTTTGCTCAAAGCACTAGAATTTGCAAAGTAACATGCCACAAATGGATTTTTTGACCAATCCAGTAATCTAGTTTCTACGCCATAATGCTGTGCAAATGCAGCAAGCTCAAAAAAATCATCGCTGAACCAATCAGTTGCACTATGACTACTGTAATCTCTACCGAAATATTGGTTAATCTTTAAAAACTGCTTTTGTCTGAGTTCATTACCATCTGAAGGAAGTTGAACTCCAGCAAGATCACATGAATCTTGAAATTTCTTAAGTAATTTGTATTCTCTATCATGCTCTGAGAATAAGTTATCAAATTTATAGGTATTATTATTTTCACCTCTAAACAATGTAGGTTTTAAATCCCATATACTGTCTCCATGTCCCCTAAAAATAATATTTTTATCTGATATTAATTTTTCCTTTACTTGAACATTCTTTAGAATATCAAATTCCGAATTATACTCTTGATCCTCATTTTCTAATCTTAATCTTGTCATTAAGAAATCAATAATCTGAGTATCAGGTCTTAACAAATTAATGAATTCATCAAAACAATCTACGTCTAATTCGTAATATCCCTCTTTTATTTTCGATTTTTTATAAAATTTATTATGCATTTTGATTAAGCCATCCTTCCACTTCATTCGCATACCAAGTCATAAGTTCAACTCGTTCATCCCAATACTCGGCACGATTATAAATTTTACTTGTTTTATCCGCTTTAGTTGATTTATTAACATGAGCAATTTGATAATCGATGACTTCACCACGGAACAATTTACTTTCATTTGCATGTGTAGAAAAAAGTGATCGGAAGCCATGTGTCACCATGGTATCTTCATATCCCATGCGCTTGATCATGGTTAAAACAGCCTCAGAGGTCATATGCTCGTATGGCTTACCACGCTTTTTAAAGATATACCCTTCATCTGTTTTTACACTTTCTAGCTCTTTGAACAACGAATAGATTTGCGGTACTAATGGCACCATTAATTCCTTTCTTCTTTTCATACGATCTGCAGGAATAATCCAGACCTTGTTTTCAAAATCAATCTCACCAGAATCCCATCGGGCTTTTAATAGTTCTGTTATACGTGTACCCGTATAACAAACAAGAAGCATGGCTATCTTAACTATCGAGCTTGATTGACTTGCATGCATACGTTTAAAAAACTCAGGCATTTCGCTCGCAGGTAAACATGGATGACTATCAGACTCATAATCTGGAATAACGTCCTCGACCAGTGTGCACGGATTGCGATCCGTATAATCTGAAGCTATTGCGAAATCGAAAACCTGTTTACCAAGTCTTAATGCCCGGTTTGCTGTTTCTAATGTGCCCTTTGCAACGATCTCTTTAATTTTTTTGGATATATGTTTTCTTTCAACTTCATCAATTGGAAGATCTTTAATATCCTCCGTAAGATAGTTAAGCCGGTATTCAACGGTGTAGTAATATTTCGCACTGGTCCACTGAGACTTCATGATTGCCAACCACTCTTTTACAACCTCATGGACTGGTGGTGAGTTTGCAACTTTGCCTTGAATATCTTGTTTTAATTGCCTTGCCTGCATCCTGGCTTCTTTACATCCCATTTCGGGATATTCACCGAGCATTTTTTGATTTTGTTTTCCATTCTTACGGTACGACAAAACCCACTTCTTTTTTCCATTCGGAAATACAGAAACGTTAAGGCCCTCACCGTCAGCCACTGAGTAGCGCAATTCTTTGGGTTTTAGAGATTTTACCTGAGCATCCGAAAGCAT